CATCGCTTAGATGATGAAGTTTGCAACAGACAGACGGGCGTAGAATTTAGCGCCTTCACGTAATAACTTTTTGCCGTACCTTGTCATCAGTCCCTTACGAGGAGTGAAGCTGTCCGGGTCAAGAACAGTCGGCGTCTGAGTTAAGGGCACGTACGGGCAATAATAGTACCCGGAGTCCATGTACGAATCTCCCTTGTACCCCATCAAAATTTGTCCCGTTGGGAAAAGCGGATCTTTGTACATTCTCCACTTGCCGTTGATTGTACCAACATACTGAATACCGAGGTTTCCAGTGAAGGTGTCGGACATCGTCGGGCCGAAACCGGCTGTGGCTGTCTCAAAGATAGAGCTTACTTCTGGGCTGCACACGATCCAGTTGCAACCACCACGCAACGTCTTACGGTGAACTACGTTGGAAATTTCAACAAGTTTAACATACAACGCTTCGTATTTTTCTTTAATCGTATCGCCTAATGCAGTATTATAATCCCAAGCAGAAACCGTACCGGCATTATTACGAAGGTCCGTAAGAACTTCACGGTCAATTTCTAGGTTAATTTCCTGTGCAAGCACGGAAGTCAACTCTGCCTCAGCGTCCAAGTTGTGCTGGGAGCGAAGGTCTTGCTGGGCCTCATAAGTCCAGACAGCCTTTAGCTTACGAGTGATGGAGACAATGTCTTCAGACTCGACCACTAGGTTGATCTCAGGGAGATCCTGCTGGCCTTCAAGGTTCTGCTCGTAGTTCATCACGACGTTGTTAGCGCCTGGATCGGCAGACCAAGTCAAAGTTAAAACACCAGTGACAAGGTTCAAAGATCCTGCGGAAACTGTCGGCGAAGGAGAGCCAACTGCGGTAAATGTGAATGTACCGTTCTGAGCCACAACAAAGTTGTAGATCAATACGCCACCGTCATAGATGGAGCCAGTTACGGTTCCAGCCAAAATCGGGGTGCGCTCAAGCTGATACTGGAGGACGGTTCCACCACCTGCGTTAGCCTGTGTCTCATTCGACACAAACTGGTGAGTATACCAAATGTCCAAGTTACCAGTACCGTCAGCTAACTGCTGCAAAGACAGCGGATCGTCACCAGGGAAGCCGGGCTGCGTTGCGCCACGGGTTGCGCCCTTGTTGGACGAATAGCGGAAGCGGAGGTAGTACACCAAACCCGTAGGGCCAAGTAGCGGCTGAACCGACACAATCTTATTCGCAATTAATTGCGGATAAATACGTCGTACCAACGGGATAGAGATTCGCTTGAATTGAGCGATGTCCCCGGTATCCGTGCTTTGTTCGTTGACGAGTCTCTGGTTTTCCAGCAGAACAGCGGTGCTAGAGCGTACGTCACGGTCACGGATACCTTCCAACAAACCGATCTTGCCCCAACGGTTGCTCAATACAGCAGCCTCGTTGAGATATCGGGAGTTTAGATTCATATTCATGGTCTATAGTATCCTTTTTAATTCTTAAACTTACTTGGAAACTTTCATGTGACGCTCCTCGTCAACAACTTCGTGCTTACGATCAGCGGCCAAGTATTTCCAGTCGGCGAAGATGTCTTCACCAATTTGCTCTACAAATTGTTGACTTCTCTGGTCAACGGTTTGTTCTGTTACGGATTCACCAGCGGTATCCTTCTGCTCGCCAATAACAACCTGACGATCAAGGTGTCCCTGTCCCCGTCCCTCTGCTTTCTGTGCTTTCTGTGTCCTTGCGGTTCTCTCACTGACCCTGGACTCGTCAAGACGCTGCGACTGATGACGCACGGCTTCTGTAAGCGTGTGATTCTCAGTGGCAAGACGCATGTTCTTAGCCTCAAGAGCCTTGATGTGATTCTTCTGTTCGGTAAGTTGCTTCTGCATTCCGTCAACACGGGACGAAGTAGCATATGCGAAGTCTTCGTCGGATAGATAATCCTGTGCGACTTCAAGCATTCGCTCAAACGCCAACTTGTGTTCGGTAACTGCTGGGTCGTTAAGAACGTCCCTCTTAGCCATCTCGTAGTACTTCTCTCCTTGGAGAGCGAGGAACTGGTCAACCTTGTCAACCATGTACATCTTGACATCGTTCATGCGCTTGTCGTATTCCTCATACAACGAAACCTCAAGAGTGTCGTTCTTGGAACGCTCCTCCTGAAGCATCTGGTAGGCTTCCTCGTAGCCCTCTTCCAAAGCCTGCTCAAACTCTTCCTTCTGAATTTCAAGTCGGTCACGCAGATCAGTAATAATCTCCCAAGCCTGGGCATAACCCTGCTCGGCAGTTGCCTCATCCGCCGCCTTCTCTTCAGTAATAGTCTTGTAAGCATCTTCCAACTTGTCCGAATACTCCTTCTCCAACTCGGCAGTAGTATCCTCAAGGAATTTGGAAATAGCCTCTTCAACGACCTTTTGAGCATCTTCGGGGATTAGACCCGCCAAAGCCTTTAATACTTGCTCAGTACTTTTGTTTGCCATTTGTGTTCTCCTAAGCCTTATTAGCTGATTCTGCGGTGCAACAACTTTATATATGCAACCGGGCGCATTTTTGATTAAAGATTTTGTAGTCTCACCCAG